GGGATGAACTTGTAAAAAATAATATGATAGAATATATAGATAATTCAGAAATAGAAAATTATGTTATTGGTTCATATAAAAATAGATTATTAGAATCACATCAAAGATTTATTCATGAGATAGAACAAAAAAATGAAGAAAAAATGAGCAGGACTCAAGAACTAAATAGTTCTAAAGTTATTGCATTAAAAGAACTTGGTTATAAAGATATACCTGACGAGTGGGTTAAGTCGGCTAACGAACTAACAGAAGACGAGAAGAACAGATTTATTATAGCCGACAATGTTGGTTTTGGTGATTGGGATTTTGAAATGTTAGAAAGTGATTGGAGTTTAGATGATATGAGTGATTGGGGTTTAGATATGAATCTAGACAAAAGTGTTGAAAATTATGAGCGTCCGGATATAAAATTAGAAGATAGATTTATAATACCACCTTTTTCCATACTTGATACACGACAAGGATATTGGAGGAGAAGGAAAAAACATTGGAATGAACTGATACAAGATAATGGAGAAAGTAGAGAAAATACATTAGGAAATAAAAAACCGAGTGAGTCTGAGAGTGATCTTTTTCGACAAAGAGGTTTCGATGTTTCTATATTAGATCCAGTTTTAGCCGAAATAAGTAATGTTTGGTTTGGTTTAGAAAATTGTAATACTTTTGATTGTTTCGCTGGTGATAGTGTTTTTGGATATGTTAGTGATGCCCTTGGTAATAATTTTACAGGTATAGAGTTGAGACAAGAACAAGCGGACTTAAACAACGAAAGATTGAGTGGTAGTAAGAGTAAATATATTTGTGATGACGGACAAAATGTTTTGAAACATATAGAAGAAAACTCACAAGATTTATTATTTAGTTGCCCTCCTTATTTCGATTTAGAAGTGTATAGTGATTTAGAAAACGATGCGAGTAATCAAAAGGACTACAAAGATTTCTTGGTTATATTAGACAATGCCTTTACTGATGCCATTAAGTGCCTAAAAGACAATAGGTTCGCTGTTATAGTGGTTGGTGATATTAGAGATAAGAAAGGTTATTATTATCGGTTTGTAGATGATATAAAAGATATATTTAAGAAAAGTGGTGTTTTATTATATAACGAATTAATACTTGTTAATCCAGTTGGTTCTATGGCTTTGATTGCTAATAAAACTATGGAGAGTAGAAAAGTAGCCAAAGTTCATCAAAATATGTTAGTTTTTTACAAAGGAGATACAAAACAAATAAAAAAAATATACGATAAGATAGATTTTTCTACACTTATAGAAGAAGCAGAACAAAAAGAAAAAGAAAAAGAACAAAAAGAAGATTAAAATATGGACGATAAAATGTGGAGTAATAGTGGGTGGATCACAGAAACGAACCCAGAAATATTAAAGAATAAATATGATAAGAAACTAGAAGAAGCAGGTTTCAAAGTAATTGGTTTTATAGAACATTTCTTTGAACCACAGGGATATACAGCGTTATGGTTGTTAAGTGAAAGCCATTTTGCGCTACATACTTTTCCTGAAAACAACTCAACTTATTATGAATTAAGTAGTTGTATAAATACACAATTTGATAAGTTTATTATTTAATTTTTTTGTGTATAAAAACATAAATATAAGAACATGGCGAGACCCTTAAAAATGAATAAGAAAGAGATTAAGAAGAAGAAAGCAGAAATGCTTATAGCCCTTGAAAGTAATATGGGAATTATATCATTATCATTGAAAAGTTGTGGTATAAGTCGATATTATTATGACATGTGGTTGGCTGATGATATTAGTTTCAGAAGAAGTGCTCTTGAAATAACCGAAATAACTTTGGACTTTGTTGAGAGTAAGTTGTTGAAAAAGATAAGTGAAGGTGACAATACAGCGATTATATTTTACTTAAAATGTAAGGGTAAATCGAGAGGTTATATTGACAGACAGATTATAGATCAGAATATAACTATGAATGAACCTGTTAAGTTGAATATAATACTACCAGAACAACCTGAAAAGTTAGAAGGTGGTCCTGATAAAATGATTGAAATATAAATGTTAGAAATTAATTTTAAGCCACTACCAATACAAGTCGAAGCATGGAAATATCTTTTTGATAAGACTACATCACAACTACTTTTCGGTGGAAGTGCCAGAGTATCAAAGACTTATCTATTGTGTGCTTGGGCTACAATCTATGCCTTATCATACCCGAATATACACGGAGCGATATGCCGTGGTCGATTAAGTTCATTGAAGAGAACAACTTTGGTTACACTTATGGAGTTTTTCCGTCATCAAGGTATAAAAGAAGACGAACATTATAAGTTTAACAGAGCAGATTTAATAATAACTTTTAATAATGGTAGTAAGTTATTCTTTTTAGAACTATATAATAACCCTAGTGATCCGGACTTTGAGAGAATTATGAGTTTATCTTTGACTTTTGCTGGTGTAGATGAGGCGAGTGAGGTTAGTAATAATGGTATAAATAAACTACAAACACGACTTTCTCATATGTTGAAAGAATATAATTTAATACCTAAACTACTGATTGTTAGTAATCCTACAAAGAATTGGTTATATACTGACTACTTCAAGAAACATATTGATGGTGAATTACCTGAATATAGAAGAGTTGTGTTAGGTACGGTTGAGGATAACACGCATGTTGATAAGAGTTATATAGCCCAGTTAGAAAGATTAGATGATATAACGGTTCAAAGATTAAGATATGGTAATTGGGAGTATGACGATGATGATTATTCATTATTAAAGTTCGATGAAATAACACAAATGTTTTATAACCATACAATTAGTGGAAATAAATATATAAGTTGTGATGTTGCTAACCTCGGAAAAGATAAGACCATTATAGGTGTATGGGATGGCTTGAAACTTATATCAACCTATTCATACGATAAGACGGATACGAAAGAAGTTATTAGATTGATTAAAGAAAAGATGAAAATGTTTAATGTAAATATTAAAAATGTGGTGATTGATGCTGATGGTCTGGGTGTTGGGGTATCTGACCACTTAAAAGGTTGTGTAGCATTTAAGGGTGGTAGCAGTCCGGTTAATAAGGAGAATTATAGAAATTTAAGAACACAATGTTTTTATAAGATAGCCGACTTGAAAGAACAGATTGGTTTAGATATAAAACATCAAGAACAAATAACGAATGAGTTACAAAGTATAAAGTTTAGTAATATAGATACTGATGGAAAAGCAGCGATTATAAGTAAAGATAAGATTAAAGAAACAATAGGTAAAAGTCCTGATTATGCTGACATGATTATGATGAGAATGGTTTTCGAAATAGAAAAGCCAAGAAGTAAAACCTATGTATATTAAAAACAAAAATAACCCATATGAGGTGCGTAAAAAAATAGAATTAATTAATTCTTATTTAGGAATTGATAAAGCTGCAAAAGATTTACATGGTGAGGTTTTCACACCATTTAAATTGATTAATGAAATGTTAGATACTCTACCTAATCATGTGTGGGGAAACCCACATTTGAAGTGGTTAGATCCTGCTAATGGTATTGGTAATTTCCCAGCTGTTATCTTAGAAAGATTAATGGAAAATCTTAAAGATTATAATGATGGTAAATTGGATTTAAGGGATGAAAGAACAAGATATAAACATATTATTGAAGAAATGATTTATGTTTGTGATATTAGTCCCAAAAATATGTTTTTGTATTTGAATATATTTGACCCTAATAATGAATTTGATATGAAATACCATAGAGGTTCTTTTTTAGAAAACAACTTTAAGGATATTATGAAAAATTGGAATGTTATTAAATTTGATGTGGTTATTTCTAACCCACCATATAATGATCCGCTATCAACTGGTAACGCATTATGGAGTGCTTTTATATATAAATGTGATTTATTATTAAATGATGATGGTTTCAGTGTTTTTGTAGTACCTGGTCGATGGGTTTTACCTGGATTTAATATTAAAAAAGGTAAAATAAGATTATGGGATATATTTGTTAAAAATAACATGACATATATAAATCTTGGTAAATGTAGTGATTATTTTTCAGCTGGATCAGATAAAGATTATTTTTCATATTTTACATACAGTAAAGAAAAATATAAAGGAATGACGAAATTAGTGACAAGAAATGATTCCTTTTTCATAAATTTAAATGAAACGAATTGGTTACCATATAAAAATTCAAATAAGATAACTATATCAATAATTAATAAATTAAAAGGTGATGTATTTAATATTTCATGGAAATATGATAAGTCTCAAAAAAATTTATTGAAAGAAAAAACACCAACAAATAATATTAAAATATTTGTTGGTGACAATAAATTCAAATTTTCAAAACATTCTTCTGCTAATCACAATGATAAGAAAATAATGTTTAAATTAGGTAGATTTATACCTTATAACAAACGAGTATTCATTGATTATGTAGGTGATGTAAGTTATAACTCTTCATATATATCTTTAATAAATGAAAATGAAAATTATGATTATTTGAAAAGTAAACTGTATTACTTTTTAGGTTATTGTTTATATAATGGTAGTGAAATAACAGCAGAGGGCTACAGAACATTACCAAAAATAAATCCTTATAGAACTTGGACAGACCAAGAATTATATGATCATTTCAATTTAACACAAGAAGAGATAGATTTAATAGAATCAACAATTAAATAATGGAAGAATATTTCAAACTAGCAAGGTATACTATAATTTTATATATATATATATATTAAAAACAAATTAAATTAAATGGGAAATTATAAAGAAGATAACAAAACTGAATTCATACAAACTCCATCAAGTTTAGGTCGATTTATGTTAGAATTAAGTAAGAAACATTT